ACCAACTACTATGGTCTTTACCGCTAAAGGGGAAACAGGGCGCTATCACCAAGCCGATTACTCAGCACAGGTTAAAATATTATTCTGGGAGGAAGTATCATGAGAAAAGGCTGCGAAGATTTAAAAGAAGAATACGATCGTTTCTTCACGCAGATTAAAACGCTTATTGATACGCCTAGCGATGTAAGATCAATAGCAAGAATGCTCTATGCTATGAAAGATATTGATAATGAAGAAGAAATGCGAAATGAAGCAATTAGGATTGTGGGAGAAATAAGACGGCAACATAAAAACCGCGACCTATCAAATACTACTGCTAGCCAGTTAGGGGAACTAGCAGAAGTTGCTGTCGAAGTATGTATGGTCGGTATAGAGGTATTACCTCCTATAGCCGATGATAAATCTGCAAATAGAACCTTGCATTAGGTAGGAGTTCCTATGGAACAAATAGTTTTATATATCGCTGTTATAGCAACATGTTTATTCGCTGGAAAGATATTATTTAGCCTAGTATATCCAGCTTGTGATCCCATTCACGCAGACAGATGGTTTACTGATATAGAGACTGTCTGTATTATCATAGCTTACATGAGCTGGCTATCATGGTTTTACGTATGGGTGCTTTAGCTTTCCAGATCAAATGGGTGCTTTATATTCTACCAAATTATAAAGCATACCGTTTCTTAAAAGGCGGTCTGTGGGTTTTATTTACCGATGGTAATTGGGTCAAGACCCATTGGTTGAAAGATCAGGAAGGCTATATGAAGCATCCTCAAGATGGCGGCAGCTTTCATAAGTCCTTAAAATATATTGTAAAAATTGAATCATACTCCCACGGGGGCTTATACCTATGAATAGACAGCAATTTACGGATCTTATACTTATACCTATGCTAAGGGAAATACCGCGAGGCTATTCTTATCGGTCTAGAATGATGATAGCTATGATTATCGCTCATGAATCAGACGGTGGCGAGTATATTAAACAATTAGATAATGGTCCTGCTCTAGGTATAATCCAGATGGAGCCTTATACGCACGCCTGCACTTGGGAGAACGGGCATTCTATTTGGGCTAATGCCTTGATTTGTGGAATAATAACGCAGAAGGAACTTAATTTAGGTATCCATCCTAAAGCTTCTAGGCTAATATATGACCTACGATACAACGTGTTTATGGCTCGCCAACGGCTCTTTATGAAGCCTGAAGCATTCCCTAGTACAAGGCTAAAAATGAGCGCTTATTTGAAGCGCCACTGGAATACTGCTGAGGGGTCAGCCCATGACTTATCTTATTTAAACGCCCTTGATAACTGGAGTTAATCATGGACACTTATTGCGCTATTCGAGCTTTGCAGGATTTACAAGACACTGTCGGGATGCAATGTCTGCCTGAAATAAACATCTCTATCGATGATGGCTGGTATATACTTAATTACAAGTGGCGTAATATTGATTGGCTAGATCAAGATAAATCTACCAGATCAACATGGATAATTAGCGTTATAGACTTACCAGATTCTAATGAAGATTTAATCAGAGCTCACCTTGAGCTCATCGATTCTATTAAGAAAGGGGAAAGGAAATGACCCATCGACCCAAACGCACACTCTGGATGAAGAATCATAAACCAAAATTTCGTATCCCGATTGTAGTACTAAAGAGTTATGATATTATGAACCACCTTTGTGAGAAGCATTTAATTGGCGGAGCAACGGATCAAGAAGGTAACTGGGATGCCTTAGAAGATTTCCTAGGTTTCGATTTAAGAACGATTAAGGAACAAGAAGATGATAAAAGAACTAAGCAATGAAGAAATCGCTATAAAAATAGCACATGATCTAATTACCCGCCTAACACAGATAGATGCCCAATCCATAAAGCCCGCAAAGAAGCTTATCCGCATGAATCAGGCTAAAAATATAGCAGCAACGCAACTAGCTAGCGTAAATCACTAAAAAAACATTTGCTATGTTCCTTTATTGATGGATAATAACCCTATTAACCATTAATGGATGATCTGGATGGCAGAGCTACCGAAAAAGAAATGGCATAAATCGGATTACTCCGACCACGCTCCCGATAAGTTTGTACCTGAAGCAGGTACTGAAATGGCAGAGGCTGATCCTCTTTCTGCTATCGAAGAGCAAATGACCGCGCGTGGCTTTGCTACGTTATGGACGCCTACTACTCGCTTAGGTACTATTTTTGATGATGGTGCTAAAAAAGCATATCTACGTAAACTCGCTACAACAGGACGCCATGCTTATTCGGCAGCAGCCTGTGGAGTTGCTCGTTGTACTATTCACGCTGCACGTAAAAGAGACCCTATATTTGCAGCAGCAATTGAAGAAGCAAAAGAATACTTCAGAGACATGCTAGTTGGCGAAATGTACCGTAGAGGTGTTGCTGGCTTTAAGCAAGGGGTAGTTGGTGGGAAGAACCGTAATGAGATAATTATGGTACCTACCTATAGTGATCGTATGATGGAGCTATTAGCTCGAATACATATAGCTGAACTACGCCCGACTTCTAAAACAGAAAAGATTGTGGATAATAGCACACAGAATACCTTAGTTTCCCCTCAATTTAATATTGAAGATATGCCAGCAGAAGAGCTATCAGTCTTCAAGACATTAGTAGAGATGCAAGCTAAGCGGCACAAAGCCCTTGAAGATAAAGAAGAAAAAGTAATCAACCCCGAGGGCAATAAAGATGCCAAGTAAGCGACAGCTCGAAGCTGCTCTCGCTAACCCATTACAAGCATTAGAAGAAATCCAAAAAGTCGAATCTGAGCGCAACCTAATCGACTTCGTACGTAACGGATGGGAAGCTTTAGAACCTGGTCAGCCTTTCATTACTGGTTGGGCAGTGGAAGCAGTATGTGAACATCTGCAAGCTGTTACTGAGGGCGAAGTAAAACGCCTATTAATCAACGTACCTCCTGGTCATACCAAATCAATGAGCACATCAGTGTTCTGGCCTGCGTGGGAGTGGGGTCCTAAAAACCTTGCTCATTACCGTTATATATTAGCAGCCCATGAACAAAACCTAGCTATTCGTGATAATGTTAGAGCACGTGATCTTATCTTAGATGAATGGTATCAGAAAAATTGGGGCAATAACATTCAGATTAAAGGCGATGTTAATTCCAAGATTAATTATGAGAATACTAAAACTGGTTGGCGAATGGCTTCCTCAGTTTGTTCTGGTTTAACTGGTTACAGGGGCGACAGGTTAATTCTAGATGATCCCCATTCAATACGTAAAGCAGAATCAGACGCTTTCAGAGAAGATACCTTACGGTGGTTCTCTGAAACGCTGCCTACACGCTTAAATAAGCCGTCTGAAAGCGCTATTGTCGTTATCATGCAAAGAGTTCATGAACGGGACGTATCGGGCTTAATACTAGCCGAGGAGCTAGGTTATGAGCATCTAATGCTACCTACCCGCTTTGAAGAGGAACGTCGTTGCTATTCCACAATAAAACCTAAGTATATTGAAAATGCCAAGAAAGAACTAGTAGTATGGGATCGCACGCAAAGAGCATGGGTTAAGCCTACCGCAGAAAATACAGAAGAGAAAGACGGTGAAGAAGTTCGTGAGGAGATGCGCTATAATGTTGATCCTAGAACTGATGATGGCGACCTATTGTGGCCTGAAAGATTCTCCGAGGAGGCAGTTCAGCAACTAGAGAAAGCACTTAGTTCATGGGGCGGCTCTTATGCCATCGCTGGTCAACTCCAGCAGCGTCCAGCACCTCGCGGTGGTGGAATGTTCCAGAAGAATGATTGGGATTTCTGCGATAGAGCACCTGAAGGCGGTAGAACCGTTAGAGGTTGGGATTTGGCTGCTACAGATAAAAAATCTAACAAGCGAGCGGCTTTCACCGTTGGCTGCAAAATGAAGTTACATCAAGGGCGTATTTACATCATGGACATAGACCGCAAACAAGCCAGTCCTAGCGGTGTTGAAAAAATGATGAAAGTGAATGCTCAAATGGACGGGCATTCAGTTCTTCAAGATTTCCCTCAAGATCCTGGTCAGGCTGGTAAGGCGCAGAAACTAGCAATTGGTAAATTACTGCATGGTTTTGATTTTACCTTCAGCCCTGAGACTGGTTCAAAGGAAAGCAGAGCGCTACCTTTAGCCGCTCAAGTAGAATCAGGTAATGTAGTGCTAGTTCGAGGACCTTGGAATGATAGTTTTATTAATGAAGGAGCAGTATTCCCGAACGGCGAATTCAAGGATCAGATAGATGCTGCAACGCGAGCGTACGCTTCTTTGCTGCGAAAAAGAATAAGGCTACTAGGTAGACCACCTGTGGTAGTACAGCCTTAACCGTGTAATTTAATATTATCTCTATAGAATAATGGGATATCATCAACATTTGGAAGCATTATGTCTAATTTTCTTACTAACGCCCTCGGGCTCTCGAAACCAGCCAAAGTATCAAAACCTGCTGCTAAACAGACCCTTGGTGCTCCTGGTTTTGTTGTTGTAGGCGGGTATCTTCAAGACGATGAAAAGAACCCGAGTTTAATGGGCACTAAGCAGTATGAGACTTATAGTAATCTATTAGCTAATGTCAGCATCATATCAGCAGGTACACGTTACTTCCTTAATTTAGTTTCAAATGTAAATTGGAAAGTAGTCCCAGCAGACGATAGTGATGAAGCAAAAAAATACGCAGCCATTATTGAAGCAAATTTATCTTCCATGAAAACATCTTGGTCTAGAATTGTTAGACGCTCAGCAATGTATCGCTTCTATGGTTTTAGTATACAGGAATGGACAGCGGTAAAGAATAAAGATGGCGTCTTAGTAATGAGCGATATAGCGCCTCGCCCTCAAATAACTATTGAGCAATGGGGTATTTCCCGTACTGGCGAAGTAACTTCAATGCACCAAAGATCGCCACAAACCCAAGATTTGATCGAGCTACCAAGAAATAAAACAATTT